GTTAGCATTGACTGCTTGAGTACTAAGTACCGCTGTAATAGAATAACGATGTGCTCCTGGAGCTGATTCGTTAGGTGTTCCTGTAGCATTATCATTTAGTGATGTATCGCTACCTGGACCAACAAGGCTTTCAGTAACAAGTAAACCAATGTCAAATGACACGTTTGATGTATACTTAGATAATACAATTGTTTTAGCTTTTGCTACAACAAAATGTTTCTTGATATAATAAATACCATCTTCAATAGATACGATTGAACCAAAACCTATTGGAGTATTTCCAGCAGCATCATTAGTACTAGCTATTGTAGCCGTCTTACTTCCAGTGGCTGTTAACGCTCCGCCAGCAGTAAATACGTTACCAGATATATATTGTACCCAAATTGTTATGGAGTCTGAGCCAGTTGCTAAGGTAGCATGAATAACTTTACCAACAACATTAGTGGTAGTTTCAGTAAATTCAGTACCAACTAATTCTGCAACAGTATCATTATTAGCATGAACGGCGGATAGTCTTACATAATCAATTTTATTATGGAGATGCACAGAGCCAGGAACAACAACAGAACCATCTTTAAATGTGTGATCTCCCATAGAAGATACTTGATTTTGGAGTACTGTTTGAAGCTGAGTTAACTCTCGTGCTTGTATTGCCTTACCGGGTCTGAATAATATCCTTTGATACTTTTCTTTAGGACTCAGTCCGTCCGCTCCTGCGGTTGTGAAGTCATCCCAATATGGTTCTACGTTAAATGCTATTGCCATTTTTCTATCCTATTTAAAATGCGATTACTAATCTTACTGTTTCAACTTGTCCATCAGCTCTTGTTGTTGCTGTTCTATTCTCTACAAACATAACATCACCTGATTGATGATTAATTAAAGGACCTGCTTGTGCCGTAACATCTGTGCCTGCAACTGAAGTACCATCCACACGAACATTATCTGTTGCGTGATTGAATACACCAAAGCCCGTAGCTTCGTTTTGAATATAACTTATTACACCGCCAGTATGTTCAACAACCATACCTTTGGCTCCCGTCACAGTGCCTTCAATAATTTGATCTGCAGTAAATGCATTTCCAGCAACTGTTAAGCTTGAACATGTATTGTATGCGTTAGCACTTGCGATTGCACCAACAGTACCTGTACCAGTACTTGTCACCGCGATTGCTTTAAATACCGTACCAACAACGTAATCAGCTGGAGCACCCGCTGTTGCCCAGTTTGCCGCTGAGCTATTACCTAATGTTAAGATTTTATAAAATTGTCCGATGACCATTGATGCAGCACCAGAGATAGCGGCTGAGTTAGCGGCTAAAGTAGTTGGGTTCTTAATAAGAGATAATTGTCTAAAGTCATTTGAATCTGGAATAGTAGATGACTCATCACCAGTAAATGCTTTATTAACTGTTACATAGTGAGAGCGAAGATCATTAGTAGGGTTTGCACCATATCCACCGACTGGACCAATCACTGGTCTTACCGCACCACCAGAACCACCAGCTGTACTTAATGCAACAGTGGCATGAGTATATCCTGTACCAACATTAGTCATTGTGATACCTGTAATCACACCGCCTGTTAGACTTGCTGTAGCAGTAGCACTTGAACCATCACCTACGATTGTAACAGTTGGTATACTTGTATATCCTGTACCACCCGTTGTAATCTTTAAGTTATAGATTGCACCATCAACTGCGTTACTTTGAACACTCCATTGATTTGTCAATGCAGTATCAGCACCTGCCGCTGGAGCTGCCTTGAGGTTTCTAACTGGGATGAAAGAAGACGTCAAGAATTTTGTTACATCAGCTGTTGGTACAGTGTACATATATTTCCATACATAACCATCACCGCCAGTAGCATGTACACCCGAAGTTTGCACACCAATTACATCTGGGTTAACAGAGCTTGTACCTGTTCCAGCCTTAAGGCACATGAACACGTTATTGTTTGCTGAGATAACAAAGTAGACTTTACTTTCGATATTTGTATCTTGGTCATCATACTCTGCATAAGTTGTACCAGACACCCATAAGTTTCTTGGTGAACTATGTATAATATCTGTAGCATCGATTTTCTTCATGGCAAACATGTTTTCCCATAAAGTATGTGATGTGTAGTCATTCTCGTATGGCGTTGTTGGAGTAGTGTCGTCTGCCCAAGCATTCGGCCTTCCCAGTGCCATATAGAATTGGTTATCTGCTAAACTAGTAACGAACTTATTCGTTGTGTCTAGTCTAAATTTACTCGTGATTATTGCTGCCATATCTTTTCCTTTATGTTATAACGAGTGAACTAGCGCCACCCATTCCAAATTGTGTACTTATATTGTTATTTATACTATCCTGCACGGTCCAATGAGATAAATCTGAGATTGGACCTAAATATCTAAACTTCATATTATCCCAATGGTTCTGCATACCTATCTTCTTAAATTGTGAACTACCATTTGTAAAGTGAGTATACGATTTCTCTAATATGTGAGTATTAAATTGAACCGGTCCGACTTGGAATGCGCCTATGTTAATATTTATAAAGCCTGCTGGGATCAACCATCCAGGTTGTACCATTGTATTTTTTGAAGTCAACAGTTGTACAAAGATTAAAATCTCACCGAAGAATATAAATCCAGCGGGGTGAACCAATCGTGTGAATGCATTCTTCCAATCTGCAATATTCTTACCAGTCTTTAGAACATATGAAAACTTTTGGTAATAGTAAGAGTCTTGTATACGTTTTTCTGTTTGTGATAAGAAACCATTTGCTGATGCAAACAATCCTTTAGGGTATGTTTTAACCACATCACCATTAGCTAATGCAATAGTGAAGTTCAACTTATACTTTGTCGTAGTATCTGAATAGATTGCCTCAGTGTAATCTGTACCCGGAGTTTTATATACATCATTAACAAATACCACATCGTCATCAAAGAATAATGGTTGCATTGCATCATTATTTCCGCTAACAACCGTAGGCGTACCACTCACTGTAATAGTATTCCAAGGAGTATAGTTACCTTGATTTGCTATAATGTCAGTTACTTGGTCGGTCCAGATGCCATCCGATGGGCTTAACAAATCTGTAAAAGGAAAGTATGTCTCTACATCATCATCATAGATTGTTCTAAAGAATGATGTGATGGATTCAGGTGTTCCCCTACTTCTATAAAATTCAATAAGATGTTTGTAGAAAGTTCTTGGGTCAGTGGCAAAGTCTCTCGGCACCGCAATACCAATTTCATTCTGAAGCTCTGTAAGCAATGCTTCTTCTACATGATCAATGTCCCTTTGTATATCAAGAGAGTTTAAATAAAACCCAGACTTATTCGAACGTTCTAAATATAACGCGTATACCTTAATAAACTCAACTAAGTCTGGATACGTTGAAGCAACGTGCTCAGGTATTAAGTCATTAACATACGATGATATATTATATTTACCAAGGTTTGACATTAGTTTCTCACTGTTGTGTAATTGATACCAGCAGTTACACCACCAGTTGCCATTGTATCTATCTCACCAGTAATTGATGCCGTAGATGTATTGATAGTTAGTAGTTCATTTCTTGTAGGTGACACATCAGAAGATGCTGGTTTAACCGTGACATCAATTGTAGCTTGTCCAGTAGGCAATGCAGTTGGATTAAATGAGTTAAGAGTAACTGTACCCGTCTCTTCATTCACTTCACCCACGTTTGTATCATATACTAAATTAGATGCGTCAACTATTTGAATAATTCGTGTATTACTTGAAGTATCATAGAAGTCTTTTAACATACATTGTACACCAGAAAATGTAAACATTGTTGATGTTACATAAGAACCAAGAGCAGAAGTAGTACCATCTAAATCAGTAAGAGATTGATTGAATGCGAGCTCGTATTTCTTCGCTGTACCAAGAGTAGGTACAATCTTTTTCGTCATCTTAATACGTGTGATGTTAGATAGAACAGCAATGCTCGTGTCATCAATAGTTTTCAAAACGTTTGAGTCTCTGTATACACCACCAAAACTCTTTAAGGTATCGTTATTATATGAGATAAGTGCATTCCTTATTGAAGTTGCAAGACCGCTTGCTGTAACCGTAGCAAGGTTAGGGTTAAACTTAAAGAAAATCTCTAAATCAATATACGTGTACTCAGGGTCAATAAGAACAGGAGTAATACTTACAACGTTTTTAGGTTTAAGAATATTTGTTTTAATTGTTTCTTTTTGTTGAGCAGTGAGTACCTCGGCTGATAAAGGTTTAATACTAATATACACCTTACCATAATCAGGGATAGGGTTATCTTCTCCACCCCATACCGCAACAGCTTCAACATCAGCGAATTCGTTTTTAATAATTGTTTTATAGTCATCAGGAGTAACAGCTCTGTTTTGAGAAACATATGCAAGAGGTGCATTAAATTTAATTGCCTCTTTAGTTTCTCT